TGAAACTAAAAGCATTGGTTACAAGTGGGTGCGATACAGAACATCTAGCAACGATAGATACTCACGCATGAAGCGTGCGGAGTGGGATAAGTGTGTTGTTAGGTCTGCTCAAGAACAGCAACACCAAATAGAAATATTCAACAAGGCGCGTGAGCTAGGCGTTGAAATGTATGAGAGAGTACGCGCAAACGCTAAACCAACAGCACGCACATTTGCAGATATTGAAGCAGATGTGAACTATCTTGAAATGTCATTAAAGGGGGTGGCGGCATGATGAATTACTTTGAAAAAGTCTTTGCTGAAATGAAACGCAAGTATGACCTTGATGACAATACACCAGTATACGATTTATCGTTTTATCTTGATGATAGTGATTGGCAAAAACTCACACAGGCAATGAAATATCCCAATGGCATATTGAGAGAGGTGCAATCATGAATGGAGAAGAAGCGCTATCTTTGATTTTAAAAAACAACTTGAGAACTCTTGACCAAATATTCGTGAAGATAAAACCGCACAATGAGCCACAGACAATCAGGCATAAAGAATATGAAGATTACAGAATGGCGGTAAATCAATTCAACAGTCTGACCGTGATGAATCAAGAGATACTTGACCAACTATTTCCTGATAGAAAAAGAAAAGGAGTCACGCTCTTACAGGATAGCGTCACGGATTTTAGTAATGATGCAGAATGGGTTGAATGCAGAATCACCACATACAAAACTGGTGCAACTGATGAATAACATAATACTGCAACAACTGATACACGGCTATCAAAGTGATGAATGGTTAGATGGTCTAGCTTATCCCGCGCATTGGAATCGTAAAAGTGGTCTTTTGCCTTTAGAGCAACAGCGCAAATACTTCAAAGATGTGAGTAAAGAAATACAGCAAGCTATGAAGTTTTACATAGATGCGAGAGATACAAAGAATGACCTATCACCAGTAGAGATGGAAAAGGTGGTTGAAGATATGAAAATATATCTACCTTATAAATCTTGTTTGATTCAATTTGAAACCAATGAATGCATATATCATGTGCTAGTCGGTAATCATGGAGAAAAGACAGCAGACACAGAGCAAGATATTATTACTGCACTCATGTTCTATTATCAAAAATCTGACAATCTTTGTGCGCATGACTTTTGCACTTATGGATATACTTATCATCATAAAGAAGAAATGAGTCCATACTTAAATAGGCTTGTAAGCAAGGAAGATTACACATTCTGGTTAAAGAATCATCCCGAAGGTTGTATTATCACAGACCCCGATAGCAATGATGCTTATACTAATCCGAGTTTGAATGATTGGACAGCGCATATATCAATGGTGATTGTGCAACTCAATGTGTTGCTTACATATCCTGAGATAGCAGATACCAAAGATGTACTAGGCAGACCCAACAACACAGTAGGACACACACAGCTTAAAAACATCAAAGACTCTACATTGAGAACTAGACCCAAGTATCAGCATAAAACATTAAAGCTAAATATGTATGGAGAACCATCTAGCGGCGAATCAACAGGGCAACGCTCAAAAGGTACAGCATTCCACAGCGTAAGAAAGCACATCCGCAAACTAGCAAGCGGGAAGAAAACATTTGTTAAGGCACACTTTAGAGGTAGCAAGGACATAGGTGTAATTACTAAAGACTATGAGGTGATGTCAGATGCAATAAAATAACATTAGAAGTTATGATTCTTTATGTTAGTATCTGAGATATTGTGAGAAAAGATGAACAAAAAACAGTCAAATTATGCTCAACCCTGAGAGAGAAGATACGCAATCTGTATGTTCAAGGTATAGAAAGTGAGGGGGGTGAAAGGGTATTATTCAGTCTGGACAAGTTAGCTGAAGAACACAATGTAGGCAAAAGCACTCTCTACAGGTATGCCAAGAACGAGAACTGGAAGTTCCAGAAAGACCAGTTTCAAGAATCTTATTTGCAAAAGCTAGATAACCAGAGAGCAAAAGAACTCGTTACAGAGTCAAAGAAGTTTGATACCAAGACAATCAACATATCAAAACAACTGCTTAATGAGATTGGAAGATTTATAATAAAGTCTGAAGCAGATGATGAATTAACACCGCCTATGATGAATCAACTTGCGGAAGCAACATACAAAGTACAAAAAGTAGCGAAACTCGCTATGGGTGAAGCTACAGAGAATATGAGTCTAAATGCAAAAGTCACAGACACATCCGCATTCAGAGAAGCTATGGAATTGCTTGACGAGGTTGCAGACCAACGCAGAAAAGTCAACGATTCAGCTATACACTGAATGGCTAAAGACAGCTAGACCTAAACAGCTACCGCCGAAAGAAGATTTCTTTATCTGGCTAATACTGGCGGGTCGTGGTTGGGGCAAGACTCGTACAGGTGCGCAAGACATAGCTTTATACGCACTCAGAAATCCAAATACCATCAGCGCAGTTATAGCGCCAACATTCGGTGATTTAAGGCGAGTCTGTTTTCAAGGCAACAGTGGTCTTTTATCTATTATACCCAAAGACTGCTATTCAACTGAGTTTGGTACATACGGCTATTCATCAACGATATGTGAGATAAGATTATCTAACGGCTCAAAGATTGTAGGGTACGCCGCACATAATCCAGATAGATTGAGAGGTAGTCAGTTTCATAGAGCTTGGGCTGACGAGCTTTGTGCTTGGGAATATCCAGAAGCATTTGACCAGTTAATGTTTGGGTTGAGATTAGGTGATGACCCTCAATGCATAATAACAACAACACCGAAGCCAACTGGATTGCTAATGGGATTACTAGACCGTGAAGATGTAACGATTACCAAAGGCAACACTTTTGAGAATGAAGCTAATCTTGCAACATCAGCGCTTGAAATGATGCGCTCAAGATATGAAGGCACTACATTAGGTAGGCAAGAACTCTATGCAGAGGTGTTAGAGGATATAGAAGGCGCTCTATGGTCAAACAAGCTGATAGATGAAGCTAGACTGCCTTATGATACCGAAAAAGAGCTTATACAAATTATAGTGGCGATTGACCCCGCAGTCACAGCTAATGAGAACTCAGATGAAACAGGAATAATTGTGGTTGGTAAAGATGCAAATAATGAGTATTATGTACTTGAAGACTTATCGGGCAAGCATTCTGCTGATGGTTGGGGTAAGATAGCTATAAAGGCTTACTATGAATGGGAAGCTGATAGGATTGTGGCAGAGGTAAACAATGGTGGTGACTTAGTGGAAAGATTAATTCGCAACATAGATATGAATGTTCCATATAGGTCAGTTAGAGCGTCACGAGGTAAAATGGTTCGTGCTGAACCTATTGCGGCTCTATACGAACAAAGGCGCGTTCATCATATTGGTGTTTTTAAAGAACTGGAATCGCAGATGTGTTCCTACACAGGACAAAACAAACCGAGTCCTGATAGATTAGATGCCTTAGTTTGGGGATTGTCAGAACTAAGCAAGTCGCGTGGCATCGTTAATTGGAGAATTAGCTAATGGCATTATTGGATAACATTAAGAATGTATTTACCATCAGAGGTAACGAATACAAAAGAGCAAGCAACATGGTCGGATATTTTGGTGTTGGTGCGAGTGAAGGCAAACAATACAAATACCAAGACTTAGCAAAAGAAGGCTACCTAAAGAACGCAATTGTATATAGATGCGTTAATGAGATATCTAAAGGCGCGGGTGCTGTAGATTATTGCGTTAAAAGCGGTGATACCATGCTAGAAAATCACCCATTGCAAGTATTGATAGACAGACCAAACCCATTGCAATCAAACACAGAATTTTTTAATGCTTTATTTGGCTTCTTACTTCTTAGTGGTAATGCATATATCCTGAGAGTGGGTGGAGAGATAGGCGCACCAAAAGAACTTCATCTGCTTAGACCAGACAGAATCCGCATCAATGGCGGTAAAAAGCCCATACCAGAAAGCTATGACTATGTAATCAATGGTAGAGTGCAAGCATCTTATCCAGTAGACCAAGACACAGGTTATAGTCAACTCAAGCACATCAAGCTATGGAATCCATTAGATGATTTCTACGGTTGCTCACCTTTATCTGCGGCGGCAGTAGAAGTAGACCAACATAATCTATCAAGCAAGCACAATATCAACCTACTAAACAATGGCGCTAGACCTAGTGGGGCGGTAATATTTAAACCTAAAGATGAATCAGGGTTCAATGTAAATCTAACAGAGGGGCAAAGACAGCAACTCTTAACAGACCTAAACAATAGATTTCAAGGTGCGGGTAATGCGGGCAGACCGTTATTGTTAGAAGGTGACTTTGATTGGAAAGAGATGGGATTGAGTCCAAAAGATATGGATTTCATCAACCTAAAACACATGAGCGCCACAGACATAGCCTTATGCTTTGGCGTGCCAAATCAATTAGTGGGCGTACCTGATGCACAGACTTACTCTAATGTTGCAGAAGCTAGACTTGCTCTATATGAAGAAACAATCATACCTCACCTAAAGTTAATACAATCAGATATCAATGAATGGTTAGTGCCTATGTTTAGCGAGAATGTAAGATTTGAGTATATGTATGAGAACATCCCCGCACTATCTGAGCGCAAAAGAAAGACTTATGAGAATGTAACAAGCGCTGTAAGAGAAGGCATAATGACTCGTAATGAAGCCAGAGAGATACTAGGTCTTAGTCCTATTGATGGTGGTGATGAAATATATATATCATCAACCTTGTTCCCAATAGGCTCAGAATCAACACCAGAGCCTACACCAGAGGAAGAAGAACTGGATATTCAAGACTATGAAGATGAAGAAGAAGATGATGATGAAAAGGACATAGACGACATTATCTGGGATGAGGATGTGAAGGCTATTGCAGACATAGACCTTACACCAACAGATGGCATGGCGAGTGAAGCAGAGCGCGGGCTTAAATGGAGAAAAGAATTCAATCGTGGTGGCACTATGGTAGGTGTAGCCAGAGCCAATCAATTAGTTAGAAAAGAAAACTTATCGCCTAGCACGGTACGCCGAATGTTTAGTTTCTTCAGTAGACATGAAGTGGATAAGCAAGGGCAAGGATTCAAGGTAGGTCAGGAAGGCTATCCAAGTGCGGGCAGAATAGCATGGGCGCTCTGGGGTGGTGATGCGGGATTTGCATGGTCAAGAAAGAAGCGTAACCAATTAGAAGCCGAAGCAGAGAAGATGCTAAAGCAAGATAAACATACAGGTATCACTGAACTGAAAGCACCAATATCAGCAAAAGTGAAAGAGGGGTTGAAAAACAAAGTAGAGAAACACAACGAGAAGTACGGAGATAAACCAACAAAGCGGGCAACACTAAGAATGCTTGAAGCGGTATTTAGGAGAGGGGTTGGCGCATATAACACGAACCCACAGTCAGTAAGACCAAGTGTAACCAATCAAGACCAGTGGGCTTATGCCAGAGTAAACAGTTTTCTAACGGCATTGCGTACTGGTAGGTTTAGAAGTGGTAAACACGATACAGACTTATTCCCTAAAGGACACCCATTGTCTAGTAAGTAATACCTATGTTAGACCCTTACTCACACAGAGAAAACGCTGTCAGGGCGCACACAGGGGCTAGAATTCTTGCAAAGATACAGCAAAAACGCCTTAATTCCTTTAAACAAGGCAGAATCAATGTCAGGAAAGAAGTAAGAAGGCAACGCCGATTACGCAATAATTTAGAGAAAATGGTATTCAGAAGATTGAGTAGCTTACTACCCAAGCACATAAGAACACAGGCAAGTATATTCAAAGTATCAGGGTCATTCTCAAGGAACGCATCAAACAGGCAACTAGAAAACGAACTCTTTGCCGTTATGAGTAAGCACTACCGTAGAATATTTATGACGGTATTCAAAGACAATGAGTCAAGATATGAAAAGATAAACAAAAGCGTAGATGTAACCGTGTTTGGTAGAAACAGAGATATTGAAAGATTAATCAGTGTCTACAACAACGATAGAAACCTTTATCTAGCAAATATGACTCAATCAGTGACTAGGAATATCCAGAATGTCATTACAAAGGGTAGAGCAGATGGCGCTACATTAGACCAGATATCCAAAAACATTAGGAACACAGCACCCATAGCAAGACGCAGAGCCGCCGCTATTGCCAGAACAGAAACACACAATGCCGCTAGTTTTGCACAGCATGAGTATCACGGAATCATACAAAACGAGTATGGCGTTAACATGATGAAGAAATGGGCGGCTACTAATGACCTAAGAACACGGTCAGCGCATAGCGCGGTCAATGGACAGACAAGGGCTATGGATGAAGCATTTGATGTAGGTGGCGCTCAGATGATGCACGCGGGTGACCCTAAAGGTGGTGCAAAGAATGTTATC